TTCCCAGCGAAGAAATTATACCGTTATGGAAGGATGCAGCGCATACCGAGCTAGATGCCATCATCCGCGTATATGAGATTGAAGCGTTTGAAGGCAGAGAAAAGAAAATCATCACAAAAGTGGAATTCTGGAACACGGAGGGTGTCAGGAGATATATACTGGATGAAAACGGTGCGCTGGTGCCCGATGTAGAGGTAGGAGAATTTACCAGTCATTTTACAATTATCAATGCAGATGGAACCGAGCAGGGCTTTAACTGGGAGCGAGTGCCGTTTATATGCTTCAAATACAACGAAGAAGAGCTCCCACTTGTCAAATTTGTTAAACCACTCGTGGACGACTACGACAAGCATATGTCGGATAATTCCAACAACCTTGAGGACCTGCCAAACAGCATTTACGTTATCAAAAACTATGACGGCACCGACCTTGGAGAGTTCCGGCGCAACTTGGCGGTTTTCCGGGCGGTTAAGGTAACTGATGACGGTGGTGTGGATACGCTTTCTTTTAAGTTTGACGTAGAGGCATTTAAAACACACATGGAGATGCTCCGGAAGAACATATACGAGTTTGGGCGCGGCATTGATACACAAAGTGAGAGGTTTGGCGGGGATAAATCCGGTGTCGCGCTTAAATTTCTGTATGCTGACCTTGATATGGACTGCAATATAATTGAAACCGAATTCCAAGCCAGTTTGGAGCAGTTACGGTGGTTTATCGATCAGCATATTGCTAACACAACCGGGCAGGACTTTTCTGATGAGGTTGTGGAGTTTATCTTTAACCGCGATATTATTATCAACGAGAACGATGTGATCAATAACGTGCGGGCCAGCGTCGGTATCCTGTCTGAAGAAACCCTTATCGCTAATCACCCGTGGGTCACAAATGTGCAGGCAGAGTTGGACCGGATCCGTAAAGAAAAAGAAGAAGATATGGCGCGGTTCCAGGCAGGAGACTACGACTTGCCGGCAGAGGGTGAAGAATAATGCAGCCGCGAGAATATTGGCGCAAACGCAGTGAGGAAATAGAGGAACAACAGCATGAAAAAGCAGAAGAATATATAGAACGTCTAAAGAAAGAATATGAAAGAGCCATACAATCAATCCAACGCGACATTGAGGCCTTTTATGAACGGTACGCTATAAATAACGAGATTAGCATGGCCGAAGTGCGGAAACTTCTTTCGAAAAGTGAGCTAAAAAACTTCCGTATAACCCTAGAAGAATTCATCGAAAAGGCAAAGGATAATGTGGATGGGCGCTGGACACGTGAGCTAAACAACATTTATTACAGGTCAAGGATAAGCCGTTTAGAGGCCCTGCTAACGCAAATAAGGCAACAAATTGAGATACTGACANGGGACTTGCAGGAAGGCACAAAAAATTTATTGTCTGACACCTACACTGACACCTATTATCGCACTCTGTATGAGATACAAAAAGGTACAGGTATAGGTGTTTCATTTGCAAGGGTTGATAAAGAAGCATTGAATAAAGTGCTTCATACGAAATGGCTGGGTGAGAACTATAGTGAACGAATATGGCGCAACCGCGACAAGCTAGTTATGGAGCTGCAGACAAAACTATCACAAGCATTTATACGCGGTGACAGCGTAGAAAGGACTTCTAAAGTGCTTGCCGAGCGCATGGAAGTATCTTTTTCAAATGCCGCGCGTATTGTACGAACAGAGAGCAGTTTTATAGTACACCAGGCGACATGGGATTCATACAAGGCAAGCGGAGTGGTAGAGAAATACGAATACCTTGCTACGCTTGACGACCGGACAAGTGAGATTTGCAGGAGCATGGACGGTAAAGTGTTTAAGCTAGGCGAAAAAGAAGTCGGTGTTAATTATCCTCCGTTGCATCCGCACTGTAGATCTACGGTTGTACCATATTTTGATGATGAAATTGACGTTAGTAAGAGGATAGCCAAAGACAATGTAAAGGGGGTGTACTACGTTCCGAGCAATATAACTTATCAAGAATGGCTTGATAGGTATGTAAATTAATAAAAACCGGCATTTTGGTATCCTGGCCGTAAACTAGGAGACATCACCGGACGCGACCGGGTTAAAAAGCGAAGATGAACGAGGAGGTTGATATTTTATGGATTGGCTCAAGGAGCTTTTAAAGTCAAAAGGTGTTGCTGATGATATTATTCAAGCCGTTGTCGCCGCTGCGGAAGAAAAATTCAAAAACTTTATCCCCAAACACCGTTTTGACGAAGTAAACGAAGCTAAGAAACAGCTTGAAGNACAGCTGGCGGAAAGAGACAAGCAGTTGTCAGAGCTGAAAAAGGTAGCGGGTGATAACGAAGAGCTCAAAAAACGGATTGAACAGCTGCAGCAGGAGAACAAGGCTAAAGAGCAAGAATACCAAGCAAAGATCCGAGATATGGCAGTGACCACAGCTATTAAGTTGGCAGTAGCCGGAGATGCACATGATCCAGACTTAATTGTTAATCTAATCGATAAAAGTAAGATTGAGCTTGACGACAACGGCAACATAAAGGGAGGGCTTGAAGAACAGCTTAAAGCCTTGCGTGAAAACAAGGCTTTTTTGTTTATCCAGAAAGAGCCCGAAACGCAGCCAAAGTTTAAGGGGGTTGTGCCAGCAGAGGGGCGAGATACTCCTCCAAACATCATAAAAAACCCCTGGAGCAAANAGCATTTNAATTTAACNGAGCAGGCTCGGATACTNAAAGAAAATCCCGAGCTTGCAAAACAACTTCAAGCACAAGCAAAAATAGGAGGGTGATAATGAATGCCTGTCAAGATAGCGGATATAATTGTTCCTGAAGTATTCAACCCATATGTTGTGCAGCGGACGATGGAGCTTTCNGCAATTTTTGAATCCGGTATTGCGCAAAGGACGCCAGAGTTTGACCGTTTAGCCAGTGCTGCAGCGAGAACCGTCCAGATGCCGTTCTGGGGTGACCTGACGGGTGAGGACGAAGTGCTGGACGACAATAATGCCCTCACGCCCGGTAAAATTCAGGCTAATAAGGACGAAGCAGTAATCTTGCGTCGTGGCCGTGCGTGGAGTGCTAACGACCTAGCGGCTAACCTTGCTGGTGATGACCCGATGCGGGCAATCGCCGATTTGGTAGCTGCTTACTGGGCACGCAGGTATCAGGCTGCGTTGATTGCGATCCTTCAGGGTGTATTTGCATCGCCTAGCATGGCAGATTTAGTACATGATATTTCAGGAGAAACCGGAGATGCAGCTGTTATTAACGCAAAAACAGCTATTGATGCAGTCCAGCGCCTTGGTGACGCCAAAGATCAACTGACGGCTTGGATCATGCACAGTGCGGTCAACGCTTCACTGGCAAAGCAAGACCTTATTGAGTTCGTTAAACCATCTACAGGAGAAGTTGAAGTGCCAACCTTCCTCGGCAAACGGGTAATTGTCGATGATGGATGCCCGTATGATCCCAATACTGGAACCTATACCACCTATGCGTTTGGCCCCGGTGCTATTGCATACGGCGAGGGCAACNCGGTTGGATTTGTGCCGACTGAAACCGACCGTGATTCCCTTGCTGGCGAGGATTACCTCATTAATAGGCGCACTTTTATATTGCATCCTCGTGGAGTGCGCTTCACATCTGCTCAAGTATCTGGTGTATCGCCGAGCAACGCTGAGCTTGCGCTTGGCGAGAACTGGGAGCGTGTTTACGAGCCAAAAGCTATCCGTATCGTGAAGTTTGTCCACAAAATAGCATGAGGTGAGTGTTAATGAGTGTAACCGCATTTAACCGCCGCAGGCGCGAGCTTGCGGCGGCCCAAAATTTATTGCAACAGCAGAAAGAAGCTGAAAAGCAGGAAGAAGCCACGCGCACGGTGAAAGGTGGGCAAAAAAAGCATGGAAAGACTAGAAAAGCTGAAGCTGATTCTTGGCATTGAGGGCACGGAGCAGGATGACATTTTGAATTACCTGCTACAATCAACGGAGCGAACAATTCTTAATTACTGCCATATTCAGGTTTTGCCACCAGAGCTTGAAGATGTGCTAGTTGAGATGGCAGCCGATAAATACAGAAGGCAAACCGGGGCGACAAATATCAAAATTGGTGACACATCGGTGACGTTTAGCGAAAACAAAGAGGGGATAAGCCCAGAACACAAAGCGCAGCTTAACCGGTTCAGGAGGTTGCAGTGGCTATGATACCCTATCACATATACAGGCGTGCTGTTGGGCAATTGTACGAAGACCGTGCAACCATAAAACGCTATGTCGAAGAAAAAACAGAATGGNGTGAAACACGACTGGTTGAAAAAGAAGTTGAACGGAATGTCCCATGCCGTATATCNCAACGTGCCCTTGGTGTGAATAGCCAAACAGAGACCGTAAATGAAATTGCATACGAAACAAAGCTGTTCTTGCCACCCGACATTGAAATTAGACAAGGCGATATAATCGAGGTAACGCGACAGGGGGTTACACGGAAATACACTGCCGGTGAGCCGTTTATATATCCCACTCATCAGGAGGTCAGCATCCAGCGAAGGGAGGAGGCGTAACGCCAAACATGGCCAAAAAGGTTTTGAATTTTAAAAGTAAAGAGGCGTATAGGAAATGGCTTGCATATGGCCATATCCACGGCCTTTTTAAATCAAAAGGGAACGTGTCAATAAAAATACGCGGTAAACCCCACAGAGTTAAGCATGTAAAAAGAAAGAAAAAGAGGTAACAGCAATGCCTAAGTGGGGGGAATTTGACTTTAGCGAATTTAAAGAACTGGCTGACAGGTTTCAAAAAGCGCTGGATGAACGAGTGATAGAACAATTCATACATGACTTTTTATTGGAAATGGCCTTTAGAGCCGAACGCAAAATTAAGAAGAGAACACCGGTAGACACAGGAACACTCCGAAGAAATTGGCGGGTAGGAAACGTCGAACGCCAGGGAGATGCATATGTAGTGGAGATTTTTAATAATACGGAATATGCCAGTTATGTGGAATATGGCCATCGGCAAGAAGTAGGAAGGTTTGTGCCGAAACTCAAAAAGCGGCTTAAACAACCATGGGTTGAAGGCCGCTTCATGATGACTATTTCTATGAAAGAAATTGAGCGTGAACTTCCTAAATACTTGGAAAAGCGCGTGGTTGAATTATTAAACAAAATTATGAACGGAAAATAAAAGGCGGCGATAGCTAATGGGCATCGTAACCGTTAATGATGTTCGGCATGCAGTAATGGCAACACTGAATAAGCAATTTCCGACTATAAAAATCTATGGAGAAGAAATTGTGCAGGGCTTTGAAGCACCTGCTTTTTTTGTGAAACTGTTGAGCGCGTCACACACTCAGGAACTCGGGCCACGATATATGCGCACGCATAGCTTTGATGTGCATTACTTCCCGCTTGATGACAAAAACGAGGATGCACACGATATGGCAGAAAAGCTGTATGAAGTGCTGGAGGTGATTGAGTATAACGGAGTGCAGTATCGCGGCACTAACATGAACCATGAGGTTGTGAACCGCGTACTTCATTTTTTTGTGGACTATAACGTCCATGTACGGCGCGTTGTGCCGGATGTACCGAAGATGCAAACCTTGGAACAGGAGGGATATATTAAGTGAGCAAAAAACAAGCCGTTAAGGAAGACAGCAGCTTGGCCATGTTTACAAAAAAACAGATCTTAAAATCCAAAGTATTTACACATATTGAAAAGGATGTGCTAAGCGTTATCCTTAATGAAAACGAAAAGTACACAATTGAGCAAGTCAAAAACCTGCTTGAAAAATTCAAAGAAGGGAAGGTGAAGTAATATGGCTGGTGGAATCTGGACTAGCATGAATAAAGTACGTCCTGGTGTATATATCAATTTTGCGAGCGAAAGACAGGCCCTAGGAGCACTTGGAGAACGGGGAGTTGTTACAATGCCCTTACCGCTTTCCTGGGGGCCGAGCAAACAGATTATAACGATTAACGCCGGTGACGACACATTTGACGTGCTTGGATATGATATTACGGCTCCGCAGCTATTATTAGTCAGAGAAGCACTAAAACGAGCCAAAACGTTGTTGTTGTATCGGTTAAATGATGGAGATAAAGCGACGGCTACTATTGGTAATATGACCGTTACAGCAAAATACAGCGGTGTGCGGGGGAACAACATCACTATTGTAGTGCAGGCCAATGTGGATAATCCCAGCATGTTTGACGTCCAGACACTGGTTGAAGGGCGCGAGGTGGATGTGCAGACAGTATCCACCATAGGAGAACTACGTGAAAATGCTTGGGTAACTTTTTCAGGGACCGGTACGCTAACAGAGACAGCAGGTGTAAATCTTGCAGGTGGTACCGATGGAGAGGTTACCAACGCTGATTACATGGATTATCTTGCTGCAATAGAGCTTCATGACTTTCAGACTATGGCCGCGCCGGTTACTGATGAGACATTAAAAGGCATTTTTGTTTCTTTTGTGCGACGTTTAAGGGAGACGGAAGGGAAGAAAATTCAGGTTGTATTACCCGATTATCCAAGTGCTGATTATGAAGGCGTTATCAGTGTAAAAAACGGTGTAATCCTAGCAGATGGAACAGTGATTGACAATGTAAAGGCTACAGCGTGGGTAGCTGGTGCAACCGCGGGAGCTAATGTCAATCAATCGCTTACTTATACTGCTTATGATGATGCGATTGATGTGGATACGCGGTACACTCACAGCCAGATAGAACAGGCATTNCTGAANGGCGAATTTCTGTTTGTACCGTCCAATGGTCGGGCAATTGTTGAGCAAGATATCAATACCTTTACCAGCTATACGCCTGAGAAGGGCAAACATTTTAGCAAAAACCGCGTTATACGAGTGCTGGACGGCATTGCGAACGACCTGAAGCGGATCTTTGAGCAATACTATATCGGCAAGGTTAACAATGACGCTGATGGCAGAAACCTGTTCAAGAATGAAATTATCAACTATCTCAACACTTTGCAGGAAATAGGTGCCGTCCAGAACTTTGATACACAAAATGACGTTAAAGTGCTGCCAGGCAATGACGTTGACAGCATATATGTGGAACTGTATGTGCAGCCCACTGACAGCGTCGAAAAGATTTACATGAAAATCACAATTAGGTAAAGAGGTGATATAGATGCCGTTCATGAAAGAAAGCGATGCAATTAGTGGAAAGTATGCTAAGGCGTATATTACGATAAATGGACGTGTAGAAGAATTGTTTTATGCAAGATCCCTGGAAGCAACTATTGAGAAAAATAAAGCCGATGTACCAGTGCTTGGCCGTACTAATGTCGGCAAAAAGTCCACTGGCTGGTCTGGAACAGGAACGCTAAATATTTACTATGTCACGTCGCTGTTTAGACGGTTAATGTTGGAATACATCAAAACAGGGCGTGACTTTTATTTCGACATGCAGGTAGTAAACGAAGACCCACAATCTTCCACCGGCAAGCAGACCGTTGTGCTAAAAAACTGCAATTTGGACAGCGTTGTAGCCGCCAAGTTTGATGCGACAACTGACGATGTACTGGACGAAGAGGTCCCATTCACGTTCGATGATTATGAGATTCTGGACGAGTTTTCACCACTGTCCAACGC